TCCGCTGATGTGGACACCTTACAACCGGTGGAAAAGCCGAGGGCATTGGTACCCATGGAAAGGATAAGGTCAGTTCCGTCTAAAACACTTTTTGCCATATCTTTCTTGTTATGATTGTTAATACTATGCCGGTCGCCACTCCGACAATAAAGGCGATGAGAAGCATCTTCCACGGATTTGAACTGCGTTCTTTTTCCGTTCTGGCTTCATTCTTCTGCTGCTCCAATGCTTTCTTGTAGCTCGCCATCTGGCGCTCATAGTACTCGCACTGGCGTTGCAGACTGTCGCAAGTGGCATACACCACGATGATGCCACCTTTGTTCTGCACGGTTGCGCTGGCTCGTCCGTTCTTGGCTCGGTACTCTGCCTTTTCGGGCAGGTTAGTCAGTTCCGCCAGAGGTATCTCCAGCTTGGCTTCCTCCTGTGGTACTGTCTCCGTCCATGTGTGACGCACCTCGCTCTGGAGGGTGTCCGCGGATACTTGTTTCACGCTTTCCTCCGTGGCCACGCTCGCTTTTCGGCTTGTCGCGCAGCCCGACAAGAACAGGGCAATCATCATGATGCTTGCAACTGTTCGCAGTGTCGATAGCCTTCCGAAGACGCGCCATCTCGCGTTTCGAGGCTTCGAGGTATCTTCTTGTCTCATTGAGTTCTTCCTTCAATGGTTTCACGATGTTCTCTACCAAGATACGGGTGGCATGCTCGGCGTTGTCCATACGCACCGTCTCGGCATCGGCTTCTGCCTTCATCGATTCCGCTTTCGCTTTCCTTATGGTAGCCCGCAGCGTGCATATTGCAACAATGGTAGCCACCAGACCTCCGCCAAGGAGGACGTTCAGGACTTCGCTGATATTCATGCCATCCATATTTTTACTGTTGGTATATTCCTATTGACTTGAGCCACTTGGCAACATCGAAGGCTGGGCAGGCTTTATTCACGCCCGGAAGGTCGCAATGACCTACAATCTTGATCTGAGGAAAACGCTGATGGAAATTCCGCACATAGTCGGTCATCGCCTTCAGCTGCGCAGGGGTGCGCGTGTCCTTGGGATGCTTCATATCCTTGGTGCAGCCACCGGCATACACCACATGACGGCTCACACTGTTGTAGCCCTTGGCACCATTGGTCACTTCCCACAGATCGACCTCCGCATCTTCGTTGTTATCAACAAGGCGTTCCACCTTGCCATCCAAGTGTATCAGGTCGGTATAGCCTACCTGCTTCCAGCCACGACCACCCTTGCTTACTGGGTCAGTGTGCCAGTGGCGTATCTCCTTAGAGGTTACCTCACGGCCTTCCGGCGTGGCTGTGCAGTGCAGGACCAAATACTTCATTCTCGCCATGGTTACGCTTCAGCTTTGTATCCGCTGGTCATCACGACACCTGCGTCTGCCTTCTTGGGCATACAGATGAAACGGTGGCGGAAGTTAATCTTGTTGCGCTGATATTCGGGGTCGTTCTCGGCTGGGCTCCAATACATCTTGGTGGAGCCGGTGGCCTTGAACACGCGGTTTGTATAGAATGCAAACGAGCATTGGAACTCGCCCGTCTCTGCTGCTTTGCCCAAATCCTTCTTCACACCGGCCTGCGTATAAAGCGGATTGCTGGCGTATTCGTAGATGTCGAAACCGTACAAGCGTCCGACTGTTCCATCATTGCGGTTGATGTTGTACTGTTCACGGAAGGTCTGCTCAATCTCCAGAAGGTCGTTGATATGGTCTGAGCAAAGCACGAGTCGGCGACCTGCTGCAGGAACTTTCAAAGCGTCCATCTGCCGCTTCATGCTGAGTAAGTCGGTCTTCGTCATCTTCAAGCGTCCGGTTGCCGCGTCACGCTCTCCTGTAGTTTTCAGCACCGGGGTCTTCGCCGCATTCTGTTTCGCGCAAAGCGCATGAGCCGCCTTGGCGAACTTGGCATCATTGATGGCATTGCCATGGGATTCCTTCACTCTTGACATCTTGTCGTAACTGATGGCATAGAGTTCATCGTCGGTAATCGGAGTCACCTTTGTCTGGAACTTGTCAAGCTGGATACTGATGTCCTTGTCGTCCAATGCCTGCAAGGGAATCGGATAGGTAGTATTGTTGACAAGCACTTCGGGGTCAACACCGACCTCAACCAAGTGGATAACATCGTTATCGACAATGCTTGAAGCATCTGGAATGCCGTCAAGCCAGGTGGCTTCCAAACCACGGCGGAGGTATTTCACCAACTCGCCTGTCCATATCTCCTTGTACACTCCGGCACGCAATGCGCCGGGGGCGACCTCACCGCCCACCATCGTGGCGATGCAATTCATGCCCAAGGCTCCCGCCACAGGCGAAAAGCCAAGGACTGCAGCGAAAATGCTGCCGGTGATGCAGTTGAAAAGCACTGCCATTGTCAGTGCAAGCAATCTGTTCATTTTCATTTTTCTTGTATTATTGGTTTGTACTTAAAGTTCACACTCCATGCCGTACTCCTCCTTGTAGAGTCGCTTATACTCCTCGGGCTGCTCTTTGCGGAGTGTCAGGAGTTCTGCAGACGGCACATCGCTCAGTTTCTTGTATGTGGCAGGCTGCTGGGTTGAAGCTCCACCCTGGTGGCCGATAACGGCACTGAGCTTCATCTGTGGCGACATGGCAGAGATGATGCGCTCCAACTTCTCCTGGCCAATTTCCTTGCCGAGGTTGATGAACTCGTCTTTCTTGTCTGTGGCGATACGCTTCTCGCCGACTGCTTTCTCCACGACGGCAGTGATACTGGCAAGCGTAAGGGTCTCCTTCTCCTTCTGGAGTCTCTCGTTCTCTTGCTTAGCGGCATTCAGCTCGCTGAGCTTGGCGGTGATCTCCGCATCAGTCGCCGTTTCCGGCAAGCCCAACTGCAGGGCATACTGTTTCTGTTCCATTTGTTTTTGATTATTATTGTTCAACATTGGCAAGGGACACTCGCTGTCCTTGCCGAGGGTTATCTTCTTGCCGTCTTTCTGCAGCACGATGGCATCGTCATTGGCTCCTATGTCCACCAGGCTAACCTCAAACAGTTTGCTCTTGGTGACGGTAGGACTGGTCTGACCCTGCACAAGCAGTTCGGGGTCCTCACTTGTCTCCAGAATGTCAAGCCCTGCGCTCACCATCTTCAGACTGCCGAACTCATACTGCTTCTTACAGCGTGTGGATAGTTCGGAGGCTTCATCAAACATCAATTCGCCGGTCACTTCACCATCCTCCACCTTCAGGTCTTTCACATAGCCTATCACATTACCACGCTCGTGCATATACAGCAGGACGGGGTTGCGCTGATACTGCTCCACGTTCATGCCAGCTGTCAGCACTCTTGTGCCGTAGCTGTTCAGGCTATCGTTGGTTATTCTTACGCGTTTTCCTTTACTCATATCATTGTCGTTTTCTGGGCTGCATTGCCCGATTCGCAGTGCAATATTACGAGGTAATTGTCTGTCCGCCAAAAAAGTGTGCAATGGTTGCACACTTCTATGAAACCATTGCACACTTTTTTGGAGAGCCACCGAAATCGTGGCACTTTTGCAGAAGGAATCGGGGCGTGGTATGCCCTGATGTGAACAAAAACCTTATCAACATGACAAAGGCAGATATTGAAAAAAAGAAATCACTGGCACGCACGCTCTATCTTTCGGGCATGGAGCAGCAGGAGATTGCGGAGAAGGTGGACGTGTCGCGCGTCACCATATCCAAATGGTGCTCAGCCGAGGGGTGGAAAGAGGCTCGTGCCGCCAAGAACATCACACGCCCTGAACTGGTGAACAAACTGTTGCTCACCATCGACACACTCATTACACAAGTGAATGGTTCTGACGACCCTGCACTCATTGCAGGACTTGGCGACAAGCTGGCTAAACTCTCGTCGGTCATTGAGAAGCTCGACAAGAAGGCTAATGTGGTGGATGCCATCGAGGTGTTCATGGCGTTCTCCAAGTGGCTGGAGTACCGCTCGCAGACAGACCCAGAGGTGACTCCCGAACTGATGCGTGTAATCAACAAGTTCCAGGACATGTACATCACAGAACAGATGGGCATAAAATAGTGGAGGCAGCCTATGGCAACAGCAGCGGAAAAGAAAAAGGCATACGAGGAGTGGAAAGAGCGATGCCGGCAAGTGCAAGCCATTACGGACACGTCACTCCTGAAAAGCGAAACGCCAGTAGAAAGGGACATGCGTATCAAACGCTTGCTCAACAACTACGCAGCGTTCTGCGAGTATTACTTTCCACACTTCCTGCAATTGCGTGACAAGACGACCGGTGAGGTCATACGCACCATTCACAACGCTCCGTTCCACAACGAAGCTGCACGCAAGGTCCGAAACACGCCCGACTTGAAGGCTGTATTCATGTGGCCACGCGGTCACGCCAAATCGACCCACCTTGATGTATTCACGCCGCTCTGGTTGATGTTCCAACCGAAGCGGCTTATCAACTTTATGGTGGTTGTCGGAAAGTCGGAGGACAATGCCGACCGACTGCTTGGAGATATTCAAGCGGAACTGGAATACAACCAGCGTCTCATTGCCGACTTCGGACAGCAGAAGAACGACGGCGGATGGCAGGAGGGCGAGTTCAAGACAAAGAGCGGTGTGAAGTTCCTTGCCTGCGGTCGTGGACAGTCGCCTCGTGGTCTGCGTGACCGTGAATCCCGTCCTGACTACATCGTCATTGATGACCTTGACGACGATCAGCTTTGCAAGAACGACAAACTCGTACACGACCTCACCGACTGGGTGAAGGAGGCTCTCTTTGGTGCGCTTGATGTGGGCCGTGGACGCTTCATTATGGTGGGCAACCTCATCAGCAAGAACTCTGTGCTCTACAATCTCTCACGTACAAAGGGAGTGTTCCTTTCTAAAATCGTAGCGGTTGATCGTAACGGAGAACCGGTATGGAAAGAGAAATGGACCAAAGGGGAGGCGCAGGCTTACCGCGACTTCGTGGGCTATCGTGCCTGGGAGAAGGAGATGATGCACAACCCTATCGTGGATGGTACGATCTTCCGTGCGGATTGGATTCGATACAAGCGTTTGCCAAAGCTCGAAAAGTACGACATGATTGTGTGCTATACCGACCCGTCGTTCAAATCGACCACTTCCAACGACTACAAGGCGTGCCGCCTGTGGGGAAAGATTGGCTCGGAACTGCATCTCATCGATGCTTTCGTGCGCCAGGCTACGGTCAGCGAGATGGTGCGGTGGCTTTACGACCTCTATGAGCGCACACGCGACACGGTGGCCGTGCAGTTCTTCATGGAGGCGAACTTCATGCAGGACGTGATTCTGGACGAGTTCGCCGTAGAGGGAAACCTGCGCGGATACCAGTTGCCCATCATGCCCGACAAGCGCAAGAAGCCGGACAAAATTCAGCGCATCGAGGCGGTCAGTCCGCTTTGGGAGCGTGGATTCGTTTTCTACAACGAGCGCAAGAAAGACGACCCCGACATGCAGGTGGGCATTGAGCAGACGCTGGCACTGGAGCGTGGCAGCCGTGTACACGACGATGCGCCCGATGCCGACGAGGGTGCGATATGGATTCTGCAGCGCAACACAAGACAGGAAAGTTTCAAACCGGTGTTCGGCAAGAGGCCGACCGCCAAAAACATTTGGTAACTATGATTCAAGTTATAAAGGACATTATCTGGGGATGGCAGTGCAAGCGTGCCATCAAGAAAGCCAACAAGCTCTCGGAGCTGCTTGGCATGAAATATTACGTGATTTACATGAACGGCTCGCTGAAGGTCGTGCCGAAACGCACCATCCGTGAACTGGTGGCAAAGCACCGCTTCCGCAAGGGTGTGAAGGTGGCTGACATCGAGCGTCGTGCCATTTATGTGACGCATTAGGAAGGAGGCTTACTATGTTTATCACGGAAGAGGACTACAGAGTGGTCATAGGCGAAAATGCGCTGAAGGTCGTGTCGCAGGCATCGCAGGAGATACGCGACAATGCGGAACTGGAGGCTTGCGAGGAGATTGCCGGCTACCTCAGACCAAAATACGACACGGAAGCGGTGTTCTCGGCTGAAGGCGAAAACCGCAACCGTTTGGTAGTAATGTATGCCGCCGACATTGCGCTCTATCACATGATTGCCGCTATGCCCCAAAAGATGGGCAGCGAAATACGCAAGGAGCGCTACGAGCGTGCCATAAAGTGGCTGGAAGGCGTGCAAGCCGGAAAGATCATCCCCGACCTGCCGCTCAACACCGACGAGGACGGCACACCGACTGGCGACTTGCTCATATTCGGTTCACAGAAACAATTACGACATAACTGGTAACGCTATGGATATAAAGAACTTTTTCAGCGATATGTTCGGAGGTGGCAGTCAAAATATACTGCACACGCCAAACGGGGACTTCAACCTTGCGAAGTCGTCAGACCGCAAGCGCATAAAGAAGATGGTCATCGAACTGCAACGCACCACCGATGCGCTTACACGCAGGGACATTGCCGACTGGCGCAACGCCTGGCAGATGGCTATAAATGTGGACAGCCCGAACCGCCAACGTCTCTACGACATATACCGCGATGTGGATATTGACCTTCACCTATCGGGCTGTGTTCGCCAGCGTGTAGGATTCGTCATGGCGAAGTCCTTCAAACTGGTCGATGCAAAAGGTAATGAGAACGAGGAGGCACACCACTATTTCGACCAAGCTTGGTTCAAGCAAATGCTCGAATACGCGCTTGCCGCCAATCTTTGGGGACACTCGCTCATCGAACTTGGCGACCTCACCACCGATGGCGATGGATGCGTGTGCTATACGGACGTGAAACTCATTTCACGAAAGCATGTCATTCCGGAATACGGGCGTGTCATTCAGCAGCTCGGGCAGGACTGGACTTCGGGCATAGACTACCGCTCGGCTCCGTTTACAGACTGGCTCATCGAAGCTGGACGGCCTGACGACCTCGGACTGTATCTGAAGGCTGCCACGCAGACCATACCGAAGAAGAACATGCTGGCGTTCTGGGATTCATTCGGTGAGATTTTCGGTATGCCGATGCGCATCGCCCGCACCACCTCACGCGACCCCAAGGAGATGGGACGACTGGAGCAGATGCTGAAGGGCGCAGGGGCAAGCCAATACATGGTGGCTGGGCAGGACACGGAGATTGAGTTTGTGGAGAGCGGCAAGGGCGATGCCTTCAACGTCTATGACAAGCGCATCGACCGGGCGAACTCGGAACTCTCGAAACTCATCATCGGGCAGACCATGACCATTGAGGACGGCAGCAGCCTCTCGCAGTCGGAAACGCACCTGGAGGTGTTCGAGAACCTGGTGGAGAGCGACTGCACCATGCTGCGCGACATCGTGAACAACCAGCTGATCCCGCGCATGGTGAAGCACGGCTTCCCTGTCAAGGGACTGCGCTTTGAATGGGACGATGCGGTGGACTATACCCCGGAGCAGCAGGTGGCATACGAGACGATGATTGCCGACCGATACGAGGTGGACCCGACATACTTTGCGGAGAAGTACAGCATGCCTGTGGGGGAACGGCGCAACGCCACACCCATGCTACCCGGTGGTGGGGACGATGATGATGAGGGTAACAACAAGCCAGACGACAAGGACGGCAAGAAGAAACAGCAGCAAAACGTACACGGCAGTTTTTTCGATTAAGCCCCAGTGATTATCTGGGGCTGCACCAACGCTACGCCCTGCTGTTAGGCGATGAGCCGCAGACTTTATCGCTGTCAAAGGAGCGTGAGGAGGAGATACGCAAGCAACTCACAGAGCTGTTCGATGGCATGATGCACACGCTCTACTCGTTGGAGGGTTCGCAGTTCCGCATCGAGGTGCTGGCCGAACCAAAAATCCAGAAGTTCATCAATGCCCATGCCGGTGTGCTGGACTCCACTTTCAAAAAGGTGGAGATGTCCGATGGCATGCGCAAGCGGCTCCAGCGGTCGGACTACATTTTCTCTGGCATGAAAACGTTCCATGAATTGAACGAGGCGTTCCCGTCCCTGCTTGACGAGAACGGTGAACGAAAGACATTCGAAGCGTTTTTGAACGACGTTCGGAAGATAGACAAGACCTACAACTCCAACTACCTCCGTGCGGAGTACAACTTCGTGCAGTCATCTGCGGAGATGGCTGCCAAGTGGGAACGGTTCTCGGAGGACGGCGACCGCTACAACCTTCAGTACCGCACGGCTGGCGATGGCAAGGTGCGTCCGGAACACGCTGCGCTCAATGGGGTAACGCTGCCACCTTCCGACCCGTTCTGGGAAGAGTACTATCCGCCTAACGGCTGGAACTGCCGCTGTACCGTGGTGCAGGTGCGCCGGTCTAAATATCCGGCCACACCGCACGACGAGGCGATGGCACTTGGTGAGGAGGCTTTGCAACGTGACACGAAGGGCATCTTCCATTTCAACCCCGGCAAGGAGTACAAGACCGTGCCTGACTACAATCCCTACACCATTCGTCGGTGCCGGGACTGCGACATCGCAAAGGGCAAAATCAAGTTGGCAAGGTTTGTCCCCGAGAATGAGTTGTGTCAAGCATGTCTTATTCTTCACCGCCTAAGAAATGAAGGAGAACAAAGGAGACTGACAAGTGAAGAACGTAAGTCCATTCAAGAATCGGCAGTAACTTGGGCAGACAAGCATTTGCCCAAAGTAACAATGCCCGATGGAACGACTGGGGCAAGATTAACAGTGCAGACAAAAGAAGGTGTTGAATTGCATGTCGGGAAAAAGTTCTTTACTGAAACATACTCTAAATGTAAAAACAGCAGACGTGTCGCAGAAACAATGGAAATCGCCACTCGCGTAAATGAATGGATAAGAGATGCCGAACAAATTAGAATTGAACCCGGTCGCCACCATGCCTTTGATTTTGTTGTATTCAAAGCCGTTTACAATAATCAGGAAATAGAGTTCAAAGCAAAATCAACAGAAGGCCTTATCGTTTATATGATGCGATTACTATAAAAACAAAAAAAGACCTATGAACCTTCCGAAGCCTGCGCTCATAAGAGCCGACATGTGAAACGCTGCATAAGTCTTTTTGCAAAGGTAATAACATTTTTCCAAAACACATCAAGATATGGAAGAAAAAATACAAGACGAGAAAATTAGGGAGGCTCTCAACGCCCCAGTAGAGCACACACTGCGCTTGCCGATAGAAGTAGTATTCCCACGCACAACAACCATGGGAAGACTTTGGCAAGCCATAAAGCGGTTGGTGAGGAAACCTGCCCCACAACCCCCAAAGAGCCTTCTTGATATTGCCGTAAGCAATTTGACAGTGCTTTCAACTTTAGTCTGTACTGCAAAAAGCAATACAACACACCAGAAAGAACAGTCAGCAGTAGAAATAACACACTCGCTACTGTCAGGCAGCGAAGAAGCATACTCCCTTGTGACATATCGCCAAAAACAGCGATTATGCCTATTAAAGTTGCGGCTATGCCTGACTGATGGCGTATTAGTGATTCGTGCTGAAGCTCCACTCTCTCTTTGGCTTCAATCAGCTCTCGAACAAAGCCATTCCAACCTTCTCCTGTATCATGTAGTACTGTCATCTTTTTTAGATGCAAAGTTATAACGTTTCATTCCAAAACTCGTAACGATGAACAATTTTGTCACGTTTTGCACAGATATTCAGTAACTTTGCAGTCGGTAGAGCCACCCAATAGGCCGTGTGGTCTATCGCGGGTACAACAACGCGAACGCGAATGGCGGTGTGTCGAATGCGAATGCGAATAACGATGCGTCGAATGCGAACACGAATGTCGGCTCGCGTCTCACCAACAACAATCGGCGTACAACGATGGGGACGTGTCCCCGATGTGGTGCCGAGGGTGGCAAGCCACAGCAAAAGCACCATCTGGTGGAAAGCTGAAAAATCACGTGTCGGGCAATAGGGTTTGGTAGGCTGGCAACAGTTCGAAGAAGTCTGGCCCGGGGAAAGGAAGGCCCATATCTTCCATCATTAAAAACAACTGATGCTATGCGCAGAGAAGGTCATATCATAGAGGAAGTAGTCGAATATTCCAACATGGCGGAATCATTCGACCAGGTTCTCAGTGGCACCAAACGGAAGAAAAGCCGACAAGGACGCTACCTGATCGCGCATCGTGAGGGGGTCATCAAGGAACTCTCTGAACGTATTGCTTCTGGCACATTCCATGTGACCGCAAAGGACATTGAGGAGAAAGATATTATAGAGGCCGGCAAACTACGGCACATCCAATTCTTCAAGAAGCTGAAGAACAGCATCGCAGTCCACGCCATCATGTCGGTGGTGGATAAGCATCTGAAGAAGCGATTCATCAGAACGACCTCCGCAAGCATCAAGGACAGGGGAATGCACGACTTGATGAAGTACATTCGCCGTGATATGCAGGAAGACCCGGAAGGCACAAGGTTCTGCTACAAGTTCGACATCTCCAAGTTCTACGAGAGTGTCAACCAGGACTTCGTTATGTACAGTGTGCATCGGGTATTCAAAGACAAGAAGCTCATAGCCATGCTTGACAACTTTGTCCGCATCATACCGCAAGGTATCAGCATAGGGCTACGCTCGTCGCAGGGCTTGGGCAATCTGTTGTTGTCTGTGTATTTAGACCATTATCTGAAGGACAGGTACGGCGTGCGTCATTTCTACCGCTATTGTGATGACGGCGTGGTACTCGGTAAATCGAAAGCGGAACTGTGGGAGATTCGTGATGCCGTCCATGAGCAAGTGGAACAAATCGACTTAAAGGTGAAAGCCAACGAGCGTGTGTTCCCCGTGGACGAGGGCATTGACTTCCTGGGATATGTCATCTATCCCGACCATGTGCTGCTGCGCAAGCGTATCAAACAGAAGTTCGCCCGAAAAATGCACGAGGTTAAATCGAGAAAAAGGAGGCGTGTCTTGATAGCAAGTTTCTACGGAATGGCAAAACACGCCGACTGTATAATGTTGTTCAATAAATTAACAGGCAAAAAAATGAAATCATTTAAGGATTTGAATGTCGCTTACAAGCCGGAGGACGGCAAGAAGCGATTTGCGGGTGCGGTGGTAAGCATCCGCGAGTTGGTGAACCTGCCCATCGTGGTGAAGGACTTCGAGGTCGGAGTCAAGACCAGTCAGGGCGAAGACCGCTGCGTGGTGTCCATCGAACACAACGGCGAGCCGAAGAAGTTCTTCACCAACAGCGAGGAGATGAAGAACATTCTCCAGCAAGTGAGTGAAATGCCGGACGGTTTCCCGTTCGAGACCACCATCAAGGCGGAAACCTTCGGCAAGGGTAGAACAAAGTACATTTTCACATGATGAACAGAGTAAACGGAGCACAGGGGGTGAAGCTGCTTGAATGCACCAACCCCGTAAAAGACAAGTGGCGCGTCCGCTGGGACGTGCATGACAACGAGGACGGATCCGCCGACTACATGGAGGCGGAGTTCAACGGCAAGCCATCGGAGGACACCATCAAGGCTATGGTGTCGGAATGGTTCAACGACCGCACCAACGAGACCATACTTTCAGGCTTCGTGTGGAACGGCATGAGCGTGTGGCTTTCCACCGAGAACCAGTTCAACTACAAGGCAGCATACGACTTGGCTGTGCAGTCTGACTGCAAGACATTGCCGGTCACGTTCAAGTTCGGGACGGACGATGTGCCATGCTATCACACGTTCACCGACATTGACGAACTGACGGACTTCTACACCAAGGCCATGCAGCATATTCAGGACACGCTGGCTGACGGTTGGAAGAGCAAGGATAATTTCAATTTGGAGTTATACCGAGACTAAGACGAATCCCTTCGGGGGAGGGTTATAAAAAAAGCCCCCGGCCTGTTAAAATAGTCGTCTCACTTACCATTTGAACACAAAGCACCTGTCATAGGCACGACCGGGGGCGTAGACCCTCGCTCGCCTATGACAGGCTTTTTTGTGTGCGCTCGATGCGCCAATAGTAAGTGAGACGATGCAAAAGTACTAAAATTTTCTGAGAATGAAACTGATAGAGATACTGAATTTGAACAGGGAACTGCTGATTTACTTCCAAAAGGCTGGAATCAGGCTGGACGATGTGCAATACATCGACCTTTTTAATGAATACCGCACGCTTTCCGCACAGGGCGAGAAGGTGTCCTATATCGTGGCAAGGCTCGCCACGGAGTATGCCGTCAGCGAGCGCAAGGTCTATAACCTCATACGGCGTTTCAAAACCGACTGCAACCTGCTTGCAGTGTAACGTGGTGGCTCGCCCATGGGGAAGAGTTGCTGCAGTATTACCTTTGCACCGTTTTCAAATTCAAAACGGTCATGAACAAATACCATCAAATTTTGCAGAAGGTGCTTGCCGAGGGCAAGTGCCAACAAAACAAGAAGGGGAGCATACGCTATCTGCTCAACGAGCGGTTGGTGCTTTCCCCTGCCGACCTACTCGACATTTTCGAGGGGCACGGCATCGCACGCAAGAAGTTAAGGAACGAGCTACAGCTATTCATGCAGGGCGAGCGCAACGTGGAGAAGTACCGCGAGGTGGGCATCAACTGGTGGGACTACTGCGGTGCCATCCTTGTGAACTCCTACCCCACCTATTTTGAGAAACTGCCACCGCTCATTGCCAAAATCAACCGCGAGAAGCGCAACAGCAAGAACTATGTGCTATTCCTCGGTTCCACCGATGCGGAGACAAATCAGGCTCCGTGCCTGTCGCTCGTTCAGTTCCAGATAGAGAACGGCGAACTGGTGGTGTCGGCATACCAGCGCAGCTCGGACGCGAACCTCGGCTTGCCTGCCGACATCTACCACCTCTACCTTATGGCCCGGCAGATTGACTTGCCTTTGAAGTCCATCACGCTGAACCTTGCGAATGTGCATATCTACGAGAACAACATCAGCCACACACGCCAGTTGCTCGACGGAAACGAGAACGTGAGATTTGAACTGAACGTGTAGCCATGAGAAAACAGTATTTATCGGCACCGCTCCCATTCGTGGGGCAGAAGCGCATGTTCGCGCGTGAGTTTATCAAGGTTCTCAAGCAATATCCAGAGGACACGGTATTCGTGGATTTGTTCGGCGGTTCGGGTCTGTTGTCGCACATTGCCAAGTGCCAGAAGCCGAATGCCACGGTCATATACAACGACTTCGACGGCTACCGCAACCGCCTGCAACACATTCCGCAGACCAACCGCCTTTTGGCTGACCTGCGCAAAATGGTGGAGGCGGAAGGCGTACCCAAGCACAGCTGCATCCGTGGCGACTTGCGCGACCGCATATTCGCCCGACTGGAGCAGGAGGAGCGTGAGGTCGGGTACATCGACTTCATCACCATCACGTCAGGACTGATGTTCTCCATGAAATACAAACTGAGCATCGCGGAGATGCGCAAGGAGGCTCTCTACAACAACCTGCGCAAGACGGACTATCCTCTCTGCGATGACTACTTGGAGGGCATCACGGTGGTGTCGTGCGACTACAAGGAGGTATTCGCCCGATACAAGGACATGCCGAATGTGGTGTTCCTTGTCGATCCGCCGTATCTCTCCACCGATGTGGGTACATATAATATGTACTGGAGGCTGTCAGATTACCTTGATGTGCTGACCATTCTTGCCGGTCATCGTTTCGTTTACTTCACTTCCAACAAGTCGTCCATCATCGAGCTTTGCGAGTGGATGGGCAAAAACCCGACCGTGGGCAACCCGTTCCAAGACTGCCACAAGGTGGAGTTCAACGCCACTGTGAACTACAGCTCGCACTACACGGACATGATGCTGTTCACCGATGCCGCCTGACGGCGTTATAATTCAATTCTAACGGCATAAAAAAGCCCCGGCGGTAAATTGTCCGTCGGGGCTAAATCGTTGCGACATGGGCGGTTTATCGCAATAGGTAACGCACCGCATAACAGTCGATGCTTTCAAGTATCTCTTCGTGGTTGTGGTTGGTGTTCGTCTCAACAAGCGCCATGCCGTTAAAATCATCACCACTCAATCCGTCAAGGGCTGTATGCACCTGGTGGCAAAGGTCGAAAGCTGCATCATGGCCACCGTCAGCCCAGTCTGTCACAAGGTGAATAGTAACAAGTCCCTTGCCACGCTGACTGCCACCTTGAAATGATGACCACTCTATCTTTCCAAACTCCACAAAGACGGCTGGACGCGCCCATCCTTCTTCCTGCTCTACAAACTCCACATTGTGGTTCCACAAATCGATGTGCTGCACTTCAGGCACATCGCTCGCCAGTTTTGCTTTAATGGCGTTGAATAATTCCTTTCTCATTTCAATTTATATTCGTGTTCAAAATACTCTGCAAGGTTCTCCTCGATGATGTCCTTGACCGCTTGCTCCACTTCTGGCGATGCTCCAAGAAATCTGCGGCGCGGTATCTTGATGCTCTTGCCTTCTTTCATCAGAGCCATGTGCTTCCAGAACTCCGCCTCAGTGCTCAGTTGTACGGTGCGCTTGTCGTTGCGTCTCTCACCATTCTTCTTGCGTCCGAATGAGCCTGTCGCCTCATGGTACTTGTACCAAAAGAATCGCTTCATCCTCGCCGTTACCTTTATCTCGCCTCCTTCGTTGTGTATGGCTGCATAGGGCAGCGTGGAGCAGAACGTAATACTGTTGTCGGTGGTTCGGCTGCTGATGCTCTGGCGGAGCTTGCCGGTGTCTATCAGTATGGAACCACCTGGACGTGTCGGGCTGCTCCTGCGCTGCCATGCCTCGTTGAAGAATGCCTGCCGCTCGAAGTTTCTGTCGAACTCGTCGCTCAGTTCCACCCTAACGTCGTTTAGGATATTGCGGATGATTTTCTGTATGCCCTGGTTCATCGTCGAAGTCGAATTTAAGAAATGTCTGTGTCTCTTGCGGCACTTTGTTCTTCGGGTCGCAAGAGGCATTGAGGAGGTTGTAGAAGGTACGTTCACATATACCATAAACAGGATACACGAACCGTCGCCATATCTCGCGGTTGCTGATTCCGCTCTTGGCATGCTGGTCGTATATCCTATTTATGTCGGTGACACGTTTCTGATAGCTTGCTCCTCGCCTCTTGCTCATAAAATGTTTTAGTGTCTGTCTCTGGGTTTATAGGGACGGATGTCGTAGGTCATCTTTGCGCTGACGGTTACTCTGCCCGTTCCCTCACATTGGTCGCACATGTGTTCCTCGCCTGTCTCCCGGTTGTGGAGACGGCCTGTGCCGTGGCATTTACGGCACAGGGCCACTTTCGGTTTCTTCTCCACTTCCTGTATCATACGGCATCCTCTTTCTTGGGTTCAACGTAGAAGGTCTCGTCCTGCACCACCTGGATGCCGCATTTGTTCATCTGCGGAACCATGTCCTCCACATCGCGGTCGGCAAGGAGTTTGTCCTTGGCTATCTCCTCGGTCTGGCGCAGATAACTGGGCAGGAACTCTTTCACCAGCTGCAGGGCGCTTGCCCATGTGAAGCCTTTGAGGGTTTTGAGTTTCGGTGTGCCCGTGCGGAAGCCGATAACGCCATGCGCCATTTCAAGGCTCTTTTTCTTGGTGAACAAATCTGCCTGGTTCTCGGTAGCATAAGCCTGAAGTGTAGCGAAGGCTTTCTCCTTCTCATCTTCCAGTTCTGCCAGCTTATTGGCATACTTCTCGCGGATCTTGGCACACTGCAGCTCGATGTCTGCTGTGATTTTCGCACTCTGCGCGTCTGCCTTTGCGTAGGCTGCAAACGCTTCATCGGCTGCCTCTCTGGTCACGCCGGTAATGATTACTTTCTTTTCTCTTTTTGCCATTGTCGTAAACTTTTTGATGATTATTATTTGGGGTGATTATTACTCGTCCTCTGTTTCCTGCCAGTCGCCTTCTTCCAGTTCCTTATCAAGCTCGTATTCTATGCGTTCCAAGAACTCGATGTACTGGTCGCCTTGCAGTTCCCGGTATGCGATGCCGTGGATAAAATCCATCACTCGCTTCACTTTCTCGTTCATGCCTCACCTCCTCCCATCACTGGCACCATCATGTACTCCACATGTGGCTGCGCTTGCGGTGTCGGTTGTTTCTTCGGTTTCAGTCCGCCCTTGCGCTGAATGGAGCGGAGCTTTACGGAAAGTTGCTCCAGTTCCTCGTTGGTCAGCCGTGCGAACACCTTGCCGGCGATGCGCTGGTCTTCGCAAAAGGCGTTGATGCGTGTCCAGTCGGTGGTATCGATGCCGACCTTCTGCATAAGCCGCAGACACTTGCTGCGCTGCCTCCGCTGCTCGTCCTTTACGGTGCGGAGCAGATGGGCGGTGGCTCCTTCGAGCTTGTCGCACATCGTGTCGTACTCTCTTCGGGTCATTTCACGCAGCGAGGTGGTGCGTCCGTTGGTGAACTGGCTCACCACGCCCTCCTTGAACTCATCGCCCAGCTCCTTGGTGGCAAACTTGTAGCTCGCCTTCAGTATGCCGTAGAAGCGTGCAAAATTGGTTACTTCCTGTATCATGGCTCTTTCTTGTTTTGGAGTTTCGACAGTTTCAATCTCTCGCCTATCACCTTCACATGGCATTCGGGGCAGCACTCGCCGTCGTCTTTCAATGGGTATGGGCTGTTGCCGTAGCCGATGTGTTTCTTTCCGCAGAGGCAGCAGGTGTATTCTCGGACGTTGTTCTCATGCCCCTCGAACATCACTTTAATGCCGCACGAACTGGCAACATCAAGTTCCAGTTTTGCACCCTTGCTCAATTCCCAGCCCTGCAGCATGTAGATGCAGTCGCATTCCAAAAGCAGGGCGATGTCGGTTCTCATGTGTTCCATCCAGTGCGCGTCCTGCGACACGCCGTTCTCAAATGGGTTCACCGGCTCGTAACCTTTTATGGAGAGATAGCGTGCCGCATGGTTAAAGGTCGCCATACGCTCTTTAAGGTCGTAGTGGGCTATTGCTCCGCTGATATAAACTTTCTTTTTCATCTCAGTTATGTTTTATTTGTTTGACTTGTATCGTTGTAAACCTCTACCGCTTTCTCCTCCCAGATGGTGTAGTATTCGCTCACGTTGCCCGAATACCTTCCCTGGCAGTAGGCTCTGAAGCCTTGCGTCCTCACCTTCACCCCGGCTGCGTATTTCAGTCGGATGGCAGGCTTGCCGATGGGCTTGCCTTTGTCCTCTTGGCTGATGAAGATGAACGTCTTGCGCTTGAAGCGTTCTATCAGTGCCTTGGTCTGCGAATATTCCCACCCTGCCTCGTATGCGTACTGGTAACTGTCCACGATGATGAACTTGGCGCTCTTGGGCTTTGCCAGCCGTTCTTCCAGCGCCTTGATGTCGCCGTCGGTAATGATGCGGAACGAGCCTTGCACCTCGGTCATCTTGAACTGGGCGAGCCGTCGCTGCATCGACAGTCCCACACCTTCTTCCAAGGACACATACAGCACGTTGCCTATTCCGCAGAGCATCTTGGCAAACTGCATCACAAAGGAACTCTTGCCGCTGGCACTGGGTCCGCTGATAAACCATGTGTCGCCCTCTTCCGGCTGGCCAAACACGTCTTTCCATTGTCCTTCAAATGGTAGTGCCTTGCACTTGATGTTCGCCACGTCCTTGGGGCTGTATGCTCGCTTTGCCATATCACTTTCCTTTCTTCAGTTCGGCAATAAGTGCATCAGCATACTGTACTGCCAATTTCACTTTCTCCGTGTCAAAATCTGTAAATGCTTCTGTAGTATATTGCATTCTGTCATAGCCGTGGCAAAGAATACCTTTTGCTATCTCATAGCGACGCTGTTCCCAGTCCACTTCGTTATTCCGTTGTCGGCGGTTTATCTGTATAACCGCATCCATATATTGCATTTCCATTTTCGTCATCATGCCTGTACTCTTTTAAGTTTCTCTATTTCCGTGTAAACTCGTCGCAGTCCCCCACCCGACTTGCGTACCAGTGTGGCAATGTCGGCACCTTCTGGGGCGTTCACCCGTGCCACCACGCTTGCCTGGTCTTTCAGGAACTTCTCGCGCTCCTTGCAGTCATCGGGTGTTACCTTGGAGTAGCGGTCGCCGTAACGACTGAGCATTTCGGTGTAGCCCACTTTCTTGCACTCTATGGAGCGGTTGATTTTCGCCTTCAGCCCGTCTGCTCCCATCATGTACCAGGCGCAGCATCTTTCGGTGGCGTTCCATAGGGCTTTGAGTTCCAGGAATGCCTCGTACTGTAGGTCGCCAGCCTCATCAAGGATGATGAGCGGTGTTTCGATGGAGCGGAGGTAATAGACCAAATCCTCATACACGTCGCTGTATCTGCCGTTGCCGCCTACACCGAACTCGGTGGCGATTTTGCGCACCAGCTTCAGTTTGGTCTTGACCTGCGAGCAATCCACATAGATGGCGTTGCGGTGTCCCTGCACATAGTAGCGTGCCGTGAACGTTTTGCCGATGTTGGGTATGTCGCAAAGTATCGCGCTCAGTCCGCTCTGCTGGCTGAACTCCAGCTGCTTGGTGATATAGTCGAAGGTGGCGGTGCGTGCCGGTTTCCATTCGATGCCGCCTCTGAGGTTCACGCCCAACTTCCTGGCGATGGTTATCCAGTTGGCCTCGCTCAGTGCCTTGTCGGTCTGGCCGTTCTTTATTGCGCTATATACCGAGGTGCTGATGCCCAATGAGGCTGCGTGCTTGGCATCGCTCGGATAGTTCGTGCGGTTGGCGGCTATCGCCTCCAGTATCCGCTTTTTGTTCTCAGTCGTTATCATTGTCTCACGTTATTTTATTATCGTTCTAAGTCTATTCTAAAGGTCTGCCAACGGGTCTGAAACGTGGTAGGTTACTTCCATCTCCGGCTCGCCTTCCATTGGCGGAAGTTCAAGCGGTGGCGGTGGCGCTGCCTCCCCATGGGCGGTCAGCTCTGCCTTGGATATGCCCACGCTTGCTATGGCGTTCTTCTTGACGTATGCGTTGAATGCCGCTATCTTCTTCTGCTGAGCGACGAATATTTCTTTGTCCTCATCTGTCTGCTCGGCATCGGCGGTGTTGAACGTGCCCACGTCTTCGAGTTTGTCTATAAGGCGGTCGTTCTGGAAGATATAAACATCGGTTGCGTTGCCGTCCTCGTCGGTCAGCCAGTAGGCATCCACCTTGTAATTGTTCGGGGCAAGTCTTTCTATTACCTCGGTCTTGCTCAGCCACCAGTCCTTGTATGCTACCCTGCAGTAACTATTCCTGCGTATGGAGGTCTCGGTGTGCTCTCCGATGAAGCGTGCCCACACCGATTTGTCCATTGGCTGGAGCGTGGGGTTCATGTTGGCTTCAAGCACTTGCCAGCGTGTCATGCCGGGATATTTCTTCTGGTTCGGGTGGAGAGTGTTGTTGAACTCCCTGATGTCGCATATATCGTCGGCAATCAGTTCGTCCCAACTGTAGTACTGCCGGTCCTCATAGGTGTCGTTCTTCTCATCGAACACCTTCTTGGCTTCCGTGCGGTAGTGTCTGTCCTTGGCGTAGAAGCGTCCGATGCCGAGGTGGTTGCGGTGTTCCACACTGCGCTTCTTGGCTCCGTTCATCGGCTCGGCATATTTCTCCTGCGAGTTCATAGGGGCGCAGAAGCGCACGAATGGGAACAACACGCCGGCCTTCAGGAAACTGTCTTTCCACTGGGTCATCAAGTGGTTCTCCACCTCAACCTGTGCAGGGCAGGCCCACCCCTTGCTTTCTATCAGCCGGAACATGGAACGGAAGCAGTCGGCAACCAGGTCCACGTTCTTGTTGCGGTTGTAGGCATAGCCCACCACGCACTGGCTCGTAACGTCGTAGGCGTAGTATGCCTTCGGTCTTGCCTTGGTGTCCTTCAACTTGCGGGGGAGGTCGCGGTCGTCGAATGAAATCTTCGAGAACGAGAACTCCGGAGCATGGCGGTGGACGTGGGGCATCTGCTCGTGCATGAATGTGGTGTAGGAATTTTGCTGCTTCGCAATAAAGAGACGGGCATCAGGTCTGTTCAGATAGTTGGTGATGGTGCTTTCGCTCAGCGACTTCGGGTCGCCGTTCTTGTCGGTCCATTCACCGGGATCGAAAAGCTCGCCTGTCTCCGGGTCGTACACGTCCAACTCGCCACACACGAATGAGTTGTACATTTCCCACACGCTTGTATTGAACGGCTGGTTCGGCTGCACGGCTATCGACCATATAAGGCGCATTGTTCTGTAGTCCACCTTACGGCTTGCCTGATTGCCGAACTTGCGGCTGATGAGGCATTGGTAGCCGTCTCTTTGGTACTCGTTCACCTTCTTGCGGAAGCGCAGCATGCTTGCCGGCAATGTGTGCCCGGTCTTCATGCGGTAGCCCTCCACAGCTTGCGACATCATGCTCCAGTCATACTTCTGACCCATCGTCTTCTGTATCGCCTTGGCATTGTTGTAGAGCTTGATGCAGGCGTTCAGTACACTGGCATTGGTAACATACTCCTTCACATGGGCATCGGTGGCGTGGTCGTGTCCGCACTGGTTGCGCCAGTCATTGAAATAGGCTACGGCTGCCTGGTCCACCTCATAGTTGGCATCAAGCCAGGCAAGCAGCACTTCCATCGACGGGTCGGGGTACAGGGTCTTGAGTTTCTCCTGATAGGCATCGGGCAGACTGCTGACCGCGATGAGTGCGTAGCCGCCTCTCCCACCACGACGCACAATATCTATGCGACCGCGTGCGGAGAGCTGCTTATAGTTGGGTACGGACATGATGCCGCCATCTACAAGCTCTCGCATCGAGATGCAAAGTCTGTTATCGTGGTACTCCATAATTCTGCCTCCCGATTATTCGCTTACGGACTGTTTTTTCAAGAACAACGAATCAACATTCTTTGCATTGATTAGCTCTGCCAAACGCTGAATGCCGTCCATTTCGCTCATCTTGATGTTTTCCCAACGGGCAACACGCTCACCTTTGTAGAACAGGTCGGTATCGCCTGTGTTCTTGTCGGTCTCTATCTTTGCCCCATTTGGGAAGTACTGGCTAATCATGCCATCGTAGTCATACAGTACTTCCACTTCAGGAACAACCGTCATCATGATGCCTCCTTTCTGGAGAGCAAACATGCGGATACGCTTTGCGCAGTCCGTGTCACCACGCTCTTTGTCGAATAGAAGAGCATTCCGCACGGTGCGGTCGCCCACCTTGAAAACTTTCGCCAGTTCTTGGCGAACCTCCTTTGTTACGTGAATGTACTTTTTCATATCTCACTTGTTTTTACGTTATACTTATTTGTGGAGTGTGGGGAGTTGAACCCCAGGTGGCTATCCAGCGCACGGCAAACCTGCCACTCCTGCGGTCTTTCCCGCCGTCATCCGAGGCAAGCCCTACCGACTATCCAGTGCGGACGCTGACTATCCAGTGCAGCATTCGGGGCTTCCGTGTTATCCTTCAATCATTTTACCTCGTTTATCTTCGGTCTTAGGCTGCATCCATAGCAGGACATCAGCCGTCTTATCAATCTCGCTACATAGCATTCTGGTGCTGTAAATACGATTCCGTCCTCTTCCGTGTAGCTGAAACTCACACCGTCCATTATCAGAACCATCGCCACCTTGTGCTTCACGCTTTGCGTCTGCCATTCCTTTAATTCATTGTCGTTCATATTCTTTAATTGCAAAAATTCGTTATTCTCGGTCATTTTTCGTATCTTTGGCCGCTCGTTCATATTGGAACACGCTGCAAAGATAGCGATAATTTTCAACCCGACAAACATATTCGGGGATTATTTTCAACTTATGGGTAATATTTTATCAAGAATACAGGAAATAGCCTCAAATGAGGGGATAACTATCGGCGCTCTTGAACGTCAGATAGGTGCAAGCAAGGGAGTTCTGTCCCGTGCTATAAATAATGGTACAGACATTCAGTCTAAGTGGATTCAAACAATAGTTGAAAATTATCCCCAATATTCAGCCCGATGGCTTATGATTGGAGTTGGTAATATGCTTGAAAACAACACCGACAAACATATTCGGGGATTTTCTAATGATGATCACAAAAAAAACATAGCAGTCCCTGTCCCGGATAACAGCCACGAGGGTATTCCACTTATCCCCATCGATGCTATGGCAGGAGCTTTGACAGACGAGAGAACCGTACTTGAATATGAGTGCGAACGATACGTTGTGCCAGCATTTAAAGGCGCGGACTTTCTCATTCCTGTAAAAGGGTCAAGCATGTACCCTAAATATAGTTCAGGTGATATTGTCGCTTGCCAACGAGTTCCAATGTCTGATTTGTTCTTCCAATGGAACAAAGTTTATGTTATAGACACAAACCAAGGCGCACTCATCAAACGAATAAAACCAGGAAGCGACAAAGACCATGTTCTCATCGTATCGGACAACGAAAAATACGACCCGTTTGAGTTGCCGTACTCTGCCATTCACGCAGTAGCCTTAGTCATCGGTGTCATAAGATTAGAATAACACCATACATATACCCCTCCAATGTCATTCATACCCCATTTGGAGGGGTGTACCCCCTCTTTTGAGGCACACATTATATAAGAAGCCCCATAAACACAAGGTTTTAGCCCGATTCTTTCTCATTTTACCTATATCACAAATGGGTAGTTTCCCCCACCCTATCCCTTAAAACTATCCTTTTCCCTCCCCCTCTATCCTACCCCCGAAAACCCCAAATGTGTAACCCCTATTTTCGGGAAATGTAACCCCTATTTGTAACCCCAATAGTAACCCCATTCCCATTTTTCGCCATTTTGGACACAAAAAAAGGAGGCCAAACGACCTCCCAACCAATGACCGCTCAAACGGCCTTTTATTTGCGTTCTAACGCCATTAAAACACCCCTCTAATCATCTCCACGAGAGCACGAAATGAGCGTAGATTGCTTGATTATAGCGCGTTTCGTGCATAATGTACCATTGCCCGACAGCCCTGCATGGAGCAGATAATTCTTCGTTGCCCCTATCTGTTCAGCCGTCAAAACCGTATAAACCGCAGAAATGCTGCTGAAATACCAGTCTTTCCGCTTCGTCCCCTCTATATTGTGCAGCAGATGCACGTGTATAACCTTTGCCATATTCACTCGTTTTGTTTCTGCAAATATACCAAATATTCATTATATGGAATAATTTCGCATTATCAAATTTCAAAATCGCCATAAAAAAAGTGGCCTCAGCCACCATTCTAGCCCACCCCAACACAACACCAAGCACCAACAGAAACGCAATATAAACCACCCGTAAGCCCCATGTAAACCACAGGAGCCTCAACAAGCTCCTAAAGTAAACCAAATGTAAGCCTATGTAAACGCTTCGTTTTACGCCGTCATTTCAGCCACCCACACCGAATTCGTTGAAACACAAACCCTTCACCCATTTTTCAGCCGACCGACTCATTTACGCTTCGTTCTGTGCCCCATATATTGGAATATTGGAATATTGGGATATTGAAATACTGGGATACTGGAAATATTGGAATAACGCATTCGATAGTCATGCGCAAAACCGAACTCGATCGAGTTATGCCATGGCGGGAAAGGGTACAATAATAATGGCGGGAAAGGGTACAATAATAATGGGACCTATATGTATAGGCCCCAAAGCAATGCTCTGGGGCCTACATTTACAACCTGTTTCGGAAATATCTGCCACAATGATACTTGAATAGGATCATCTTTCCTTTCTCTTCACAGGAGGTCTCTTTGCCATTGCGTATCTGAATCTCTCAGCATGCTCAGCATTTTGAGTCGGGAAGATTTTCAAAATCCACGAAAGTACCAAAAGGGCAAATCTTCTCACAACCATAGTTCTCCTACTTGAGGAGGGCCTGATATGCTTTCTTGAACCTTCTCCGGTTCGTCATGCTCCTTGAATTCTGTGGCGATACTAGCCCGCTCTTCTTCGGTCAACGATTCTACATAACCCTTGCCATAGACATCATCCAAGGTATATGCCGTGTTATGCCTGTAGTTGTACTCCGCCAATGAGACGGTCCGTTTGTTCTCGTCCAACACGCAATCTTTCTTCATATACTTTTTCAGCTTTTTGGGCAGCGGTCTTGGACGTTTCCAATAATACAGATTGAAGCAGCCATGATACGCCAAGACAAATAGCATAAAAGGAGCTAACAATGGGCTAAACAAGACGATGAGCAGATGGTGCTCCCAATAGCCAGTCTTTGGCTGCGTCATTTTGCGATAAGCCGCTAGTCCGGTTACACTTTCAAGCACATATACCAAAACGCAACAGACTATCCAGTAAAGTGCAACGATTATCCAAACATTCATGATTCTCACAATTTATACGGTTCTTACTTCTATTAATTCACACCATCTATCCTTGACATCCTTGAGATCCTCTGTCCAAAGAGAGAGCGTAGCAACGCTTGGCTATATCTCCAGGAATGGGATACATACTGGCTGCTATGGCACATGGCGTAGCGCCTAACATTTTCACCTTTTCCATCATTTTGAAAAATCATTTTTAGGACATATTATAGCCCTAATACCATTCATCATTTTCCCCCAAAAGGTCTTTGATTTTTCGGGGCCTTCTGCCGTTTCGCTGTCTTCTGAAGATACTTGCTCCTGGCCAGCCTCCTGCCAATCCTTACCTTCCGCTTCCTGGCTATCGCTGGGAGAAGAAGTATCGTCATTCTTGTCCCGAGCAGTTTCTGGCTTTTCCCCTGACTCTTCTTCCGACTCTTCTTCCGACTCAAAATAGTCAAAGCGCTTATCCTTTATAGCACTTTTACCGTGAGTTGCCAGCCTGTCAAAGAACCTTTTCCTACTAACGCGCTCTTGTGCAAACATCCTGGCTGCACCTTCGGGGGAATATTGGTAACGCATTCTGCTACCAATCCCCATGTCATCGGCAACGGCATCCACGTCCTGATTTGTGCCGATATAAGCGAAGACCCAGCCTTTCTCTTTCAGCTCTGCTACAAGTCTCTTGATACCATGCCCGCTATATTCTCTTGAAGCATTCTCGTAGCCATCCGTAATGATCGTCACCAAAACGACATCATCATCACCAACGTGCTTTTTCAATTTGTTCAGAGATTCTCCCATCGCATCATACAACGGGGTGCAACTGTTCGGCATATAGTCAGTCCACTTGATTTCCTTATCGGATCTTACCGCTTGGCGATCAAACACAGTTCTGATCTTTGCGCTGTTGAAAGTCACGAACGAGATAAAATGCTGCTGTCCCGGATGTTCTTTTTGAGCCTTTCCGATGGTCTGGAAGACTTCGTTGAGTCCGCTAATCGCCTGTCCTGCAATACTTGACATCGAGCCGCTCTCGTCGAGAATGATCAGATTGAAAACGCGCTGGACATGGTTGTCCTTTGGAGCAGTCTTATGCTTTGATTTCGTGATAGTCTTTTTCATATTCGAACGGATTATGTTAAAAGCCCATGGCATCCATCATTGCATCGTAATCCAACGGATTGCTTGGCATATCACCATACATGCCGTCGGTCAGAGCATCCCAAGCATCTTCTTCGGTCCACTCGTAGCCTTGATCGAAAGAGTATTCCCGATCGTACTCCTCGTTGTAATTCTTGTCCTCGAACTCATTTTCCGGACAAATGTCATCAAATCTTTCCATAATTGCTTTTTTTAAAATGTTAATTACTTATCGTAAGTTTTACGCAATGAAATTTTGGTTATAAGCAACAGAACTGACTCTGTTTTACGAGAGCCAATGCGTAACTGGCACACATTGAAAACTGGCGCCTTTTAAACCTCTCCGGATAAGAGAGGTCCACGCAGATCTATGATTAGAATTCCAGTCTCATGCCAATCTTTTTTGCGGCAGCATACGCCTCTTCGTCAAAAGTATATAACTTGGGCGAACGATAGGGGTTGCCTGTCAGCTTTTTGCCTGTTTCCCTGATATAGCCGAGCTTCAGCATTTTCTTGGGGAAATTCCTTCTGTCTCGCAAGTTTTTGTCTTCCTCGGAAGGATCCAATATCGCAATATATATATTCTGCAATTGAGGCATGGTGAATTCCTTGTCGAGCAGGTGGAATCCGATTGGTTCGAAGTGAATCCTTTCACGCAGCATTTCTACTGCATCTTGAATGATCTGAGCATGGTCAAATGCTATCTTCAGTTCAGGTAGAACATCGACCGGGAACCATCTGGCTTCGACGGCATCATCGCCTCCTTTGATTTCGTACTTTTCTTTTTTTACAAGTGCGTAGTAGGCGACGGTGATGACGAATTCACGGGGATCTCTTCCGCGTGCGGAATATGTTTTCAGTTGTTCTATAAACTCCGGCCTAATGCCGCTTTCGTTATTGAACAATTTCATGGACGACTCTTCAAACAACTCTCTGTGAACGCATTCATCAGTCGTTTCCTCCTTTTGGAGAAAACCGCCTGGGAGAGCCCAATAACCTTCGAAAGCAGGCGCCTCGCCAGGCTTGGCATTACCCCTCCTGATCAGGAGCACCTGGAGCGATCGGTCTTCTTTGTCGAATCCGAACACCACGGCATCTGTGGTCACCGCAGGATGCCAGAAAGGAGATTCCCATTTCTTGGTTATTTCGTTGAATTTCATATCGTCTATAATAAATAGTTTCACTTCATGACACCCTTTCTCGCCATGGCATAACTTGAGCGAGCTCAGTTCTGCGCATGGCTTATCGAAAGCGTTCCATTTCACGCCGCAAAGGTACACATTCTATTTTTCTCTTGTAAATTTTATTGTGTAAATTTTACACTAAGACATCTTTTTTGTAAATAGCGCGCCACAAAAAGGGCATTCTTTCCTTTACGTCCGCGCTTCGTCTGCAAGAAAGCCGACACGCCCCACCCGGGCCGAAAAGCTAAAAAAGCGGGCGGGAGAAGGATTTTCCCGGGAATGTTTGCACAGACGGGAAAAAACGCGTATTTTTGCATGCGAGATAAATACAAACGGAATATAAGATAGGGCTCGAAAATGGGCATAACTTATAGCGCAATATAAATTAAATGAAAACCTCATGACGGACTATTACGAGTATGCGATCCCCCAACTGGTGAAGCTCCTTGGCGCCCGATTCAAGGACTACCGCCTGCGCAGCAACATGACGCAGAAGGAGGTCTCGGAGCAGTCGGGCCTCACGACCACGACCATCCACAAGTTTGAGAGCGGAGCCGCGGACAACATCTCGCTCGCCACGTTTCTCCTGCTGCTGAAGGCGATAGGAGAGATCGAGGCCCTGGACGACCTGCTGCCGGAGCTGCCGCCCTCGCCCTACCTGATCAGGAAGGAAAAGAAAGTGCAACGCATCAGACACAAGAAACCACGGACCACTTGACCGACGAGCAACTGCGCTCGCTGGTCGAGACCTTCTTTCTCAGCTGACAGGCTTTTTTCTGATTTTCCGAGGAATGCTATTTCCCGAGGAAGCCTACATCCCGAGGAATCCATGCCGTTTGGCAAAGGCCGCAGGACCGTCCGTGCGCAAGGGGGCATAAACAAAAAACGCCTCGCACGATTTGAGCATTGTGAAGAGGCTTGGCGAGGACTGACGATGCAAAGGTAAGGATTATCTTTGGCTTTCCAAACATTTCTTCGGGAAAAGGCAGAGGATTGGGGAAAAAGTAGTACTTTTGTAGGAAATAACACGGAGTACCGATGAGAGAAAAGAGAATGATTTGGCAGGAATTCTGCTACGACCTAATAGAAGCTCGAGAAAAAGATACCACGGAAGACGTCTATCAAGAACTCGTGGAGTCCAACCTGCGCCAGCTGGGCTGGAGCAAGGTAAGGGGCGAGATATGCCCCAAGGAAAGGATCAACGTCGGATCGCACAATCAAATAGAACCCGACATCACGATCAAACTATCGGACCAGCCCGCCTTCGTCATAGAGCTAAAACGCCCACGAAACGCCATCACGCCCCGACAGGAGCAGCAGCTGCTCTCATACATGCGGTTGCGCAAGACCTCGTTTGGACTGTATATTGGCGACGACATCAAGCTATACTACGACACCAACGAAGACCTACCTACCGAGGTATGGCGCACGGACCTCGCCCTCGACGCAGCTTCGGGGGAGGAGTTTGTCGATCTGTTCCATCACGATACTTTTAGCAGACAAAGGATAGAGAGCCTCTGCCACGCACAGGCACATACCATCATGACCCGCCAAGCGATGGCTGACTTCCGGCAGTCTTTGGAAGCCGACCCAGACGACACTATCCGTCGAGTGCTGACCGACTACTTCGTGCTACAGAAGCGATGCGACCCCGACATCGTAGAGGAAGCCCTCAACCGCCTGCACTTCTCCACGCAAACAGACGGCACGGGCGACAAGGGCCACGCCACGCCTTTAGCACAGTCGGCAGAATATAGTTGTCCCGCGATCCATCAAGCGAAACACAAAAGAGACACGACGAAATACTCCCTCGACGAAGGCAAGCATTTCTTCGGCAAGGGAAAATTTGTCCGAGAGGTCGTGGCAAAGTATATGGAGGAAAATCCGGGGCTGACCTACGAGCAGCTTACCCAAATCTTTTTCCCTAAACTTCAAGGAACATCCTTAGGCGTGCTGCGCACCCTGCAAAGCATAGACTCCTTAGACCAAAAGAAGAAAAAGGACCTCAGCAGGCGCTACGTGCTGGCCGAAGGCCTCACCCTGACCAGCGCCGACGGCACGACCTTCGCCGTCTGCACTCAATGGGATGCGAAAAACTTCCTCAACATCCTAGCCCTGTTGAACAAATGGGGATGGAACATCGTGGCCAACCATGCACAAGAGACGAATCCATAGCGCCCCACACGGCCACACGACCCTGCGAGACTGGCGCCTCGGCAGGACCCCCGCGCCACGCAGGCGGAGGATGAGCAACTACGCCATCAACCTCGCCTTTCTCGAGACCTACGCCCGGGAGAACGGCTACGCCCTCAGCCCCCAGCAACTGGCCTCGATGGCGCGCAGCTTCACGCGATGGGAGGTCCGAAACGTCTTTTGCCACAAGAACGGCTACGAGGACTTCCGCGACCAGGTCATCTGCCTCGACTACGACGAGCTGCTGGAAATGTATGTGGAGGAGACCGTCCACCCCGCGGTCAGGCCCCCATGGCAAAGCCCTGGCAACTACGCCTACTTCCAAAGCGAAGTGATGGGGCAGACCGCGTAGGGCGGCGGGACGGAGGGAGAAGGTATTATTTCCAAGGGACAAACTACCTCCTGTAATACTAAATCGCATGGTTGCTAAATGGGCATGAAGGAGGGCAAACGTTTTGTTAGCTATATACCATTATATATGCAAAACCAAAGAAAGCTGAAAGGGGTTGGTCAATATATTTGACTACAAAATCAGGGGGCAGCTAACAGAAAGACAGGTTTGAAAACAACCACATCCATATATCCCCTAAATGTACTGTTAAACAGATATAAAAAAATAAAGAAACGAAGCGAACACATAAATAGCACAAGGGCCACTTTAAGAACCTCACACTCACTGCATTAACTGTTTTTAACCACTATTTTACCTTTATTGTTCTTGCGGCCCTCAGCTAAAGTTTGTACCTTTGGCTCTTGGTATCGCTCCATAGTGGGGCGAAGTAAAATTAAAGAAACAAGACCAAATGACAAAAAAAGAGAAGAAAAAAGTCATTAGTCAGACAGAAGCAACAGGCCAGTTTGCAGAGAGCGGGGGCCCACACACAAAGAGCGCTTCGGAAGACTTGGGTCGTGCGGACACAGACCGAGACAATCAGGGTAATAATCCTAAACAATCAAGCAGCTTTACAGACAGGATCCAGCAGATGTGCGAGTGGATTGGAGATGCTGGCCAGCTCAAATCCGCCTTGGAAAATCTGTACTTCCCAAATGGATTTACTGAGGAGCGGCGGCAAGCAGCAGTTGGGGTATTCATCACCAGGGGGCTTCGCCTACAGATAGAGAAGTCTTGCTCTCAGGCGCTCTCGAGATTCTCTGAGGATACGCAGGAAATACCTTTCCAAGACGTTTGGACTGCTAATGAGAGTTCCTTTTTTTTCCGATCAGACTCGGAAAGCAATTTGGAGTTTCGTGATACGCTGCGGGTGCGGCTCTATTTGCTGGGCAAAGAAATCGAACCTATGATTTTGGAGATCAGCAGGATCAATCATGCGCTCAGCGACTGCTCCTTCCCGCCGAAGATGAGCTATCGGCAGATGCGGTCGTTGGAAAACAGGCGCAGCGAGCTGATAAACAAGATCGTCTGTTTGCTTACAGAAGAGGGGATCATGAAGTCTCGGACTAGAGGTCTAAAGCTCTCCACCCCTTTTCAGAATGTCGTTGGTCACCAGATCGAGGACCTCGCGAACGCCAACCCGCCATGCTCTCAGAGCCGTCCTATGGGGGAGGCAGGAGCGCATATTGCCAAGCCGAAAAGAAAGAATCGGGGGCGTCGGCGAAAGGCTTTTCAGGATGCTTTTCCCAATCAAGAGACCTTCCTGCGCGAGAAGCAAAGGTTTATGGACTTTTTGCGTAAGAAAAAGGCGATGACGAGGCGACTGACCTGCGTGTTAAAGAGTTTTCTCAATCAGGTGATCACCTGTTTTCTCGTTTTGTGGAGCGAGAGGGGTATTCTTGCCAAAGAGGCTCTGTCGGGTGGAAGTGTATTTAGATTTCTTACCAACGAATGTGGGCTCAAGAGCGAGGTGCAAGAGAATTCTTTTAGCAACAAACTGGCCACTTGGCTGAAGCTAAAGAAGTACGACCCAAGCATCATGACGGATGTAAGATCCGCATTCGCATAGTTTCCCATCCGCTCGCTATTCCCCTTTTAGCGAGCGGATTGTTATTTATACTGTCTCCTGCAGGTGGATAATTCTCAGTTGAATTATTCACCTGCATTTTTTTTACATACCACGAAACCATAACACAGACAATACGTTGCGTGTGTTTTGGGTGAATAAATACGGGTGAATAATTCATGTAAAATATTACACACCTAATTCCCCTCCAAAGAAAGGCCGTAATTTTGCACACGTCGTTCGGGATCTCCCGCGGCTACCCGCCCTCTTGCGTTCGAAAGCAGGGGGCGGGGAATGATGGTACTAAAGCAGGTGGCACGGATACCTCTCCGACTGCCATTCGTACCAGAGAGGTGTTTTCTTATTTCATTTAAAACATGAGACAAAAAAGAATTCTGCGCGTCAAGCAGCAGACGGTACGGACTCAGGAGCCTCGGCTCATGAATGACATCATCAACGACCTCTTCAACGGACAGACGCCCTTCGCACGGGCCCGCCGCCACCGCTCGGGCAGGGCATGGACGGGCCAGGCTGGCACGGAAAGCGCAGACGCTGGCTGGACGTGGACGGGCCTCTACCCCAACACGGAGCTGGACGTGGACCTGAAACTGGTCACGCAGGAGCAGGGGCCCATGGAGCTGGGCGAGTATCTCGACGGGATGATCACCCGCGACGGCGAGGACCACTTCACCTTCGTGGAGAATGCCACGGAGCAGAGAAAAGCCGAGCGCCGCAACCCAAGCATCTACATGGGCCAATGGATCAACGTCAAGCGCAGAGCCGACGGCACGGTCTATCCGACCTTCAAACGGACGAAGGGCATCGGGGCCGGGAAACTTGGCGACTATGCCGTCAGTACGACCTGCGAGCTGCTGATGGTCGTGGGCAAGCACGAGGCGGCTATGGCCCTGGCGGAGGTTGAAGGCTTCGACCTCAGCGAGCTTTTCGCCTCCGACGGGGGCCTCGGAGAGGAGAAGTTCGGAGAAATGAGGGGCTTCGCCGCGGGCAGAGGCCTTGGAGAGGAGGAGGACTTCGAGGAGGAGTAGGTCTCGGGCGAATCTTCCAATTCCAGTAATTCCAGTACGTTTTTGAGGATGTGAAAATTCCTATACCCCCTATATATACTATATAACTAATTAATTATTAAGTAGTTATATATAAGAAAAGAAAAATGGGAGTGGCACGAAAAACAATTGGAACAACTGGAATTGGAAGACCAAAGTCCTCCACTTCTCTCTAAAAGGCTTAGAATCAAGATGTTATAAATTTCAAACAAGACAATATGAACTACGATATCACGCTCAACACGGCTCCGCCGATGCCCAGACTGGGTCGCGGAGTGGAATGTCTGGCGCTTTTGCTCTCTCAGGTGTCGAAAGACATGCGCCAACCGCTTTTGCCGATGATCATGCCTGCGCTCGGCGCACACGTCAGCGGCGCTCAATTTATCTACCCCGACCATTCTTGGAAGGAATTGTGCGGCATGATGGCCAATCTTGTGGCGGACAGCGGAGCGGGCAAGGGCCAACTGTCCGGACTGGTGGAAGCCATGTGTGGCGACTTCCGCGTCCACGACGATGGCGAGCTGGAGAAGCTCGTGGAGTGGCAGAAAATGGTGAAGACGAAGTCGGCCAACAAGGAGAAGCCCGTGCGTCCTGACATTTCGTTTTGGTATCCGCCTGCCGACATGACCAACGCGGCCTTCATCCAGAACGCCATGGGCTGCGAGAAGCTGGGCGCACGCACCCAGTACATCAACATGCCCGAGGTGGAGATGGCCGACCGCATGTGTGGTGGCCACAAGCAGATCTCGCAGACCCTGCGCAACATCTACGACTGCCAGCGCTCGGGAGCGCTGCGTGCCACGGCCGAGGGCGTGACGGGCAATCCTGTGCTGCGCGTCAACATGACAATCTCCTCCACGCCCTACGCCGCCCGCTTGTTCTACAAGAAGGACCTCTTCAACGGCACCTTCGGCCGCATGGTCTTCTCCTACAAAGCGCGCCAGGGCCGCGACGGTCACATACCCCGCCAAGGCACCTACCCCGAGGAGTTTCGCGAGAAGCTCGCCACCTACCTCCGCCGCCTCGACAGTTGCAAGGGCCGCTTCGAGATCCAGCAGCTCAACCGCCTCATCGACAAACTGGCTGCCGACATGGCGGAGCTGGCCGACCTTACGGACGACGACGTGCTGTGGGACATCTCCAAGCGCTCGCTGGTCTCAGCATGGAAGGCGGGATGCGTGCTCTGGATACTCAACGGGCTGGAGTGGGCGCCGACGATCGGGCGCGTGGTGGAGTGGCTCGTCTATCACGACCTGTGGTCGAAGATGCAGGTCTTCGCAGACCTGCTCGGACAGGACGCCATCGCAAGCGAGGCGGGACGACGCGGACCGAAGAACATGCTCGACGACCTGCCAGAGTCGTTCAACGAGGCCCAGCTCGAGGCGCTCCGCATATCCGTCGGCAAGGAGAAGGAGGGCACGAAGAATCAACTCTACAAGTGGGTCTATCGCCGCTTCGTCACCTACTCGGCCCAGACGGGGCTTTACACCAAAACGCAGGAGTATCTGACGGGCGCGACCGCCTCACGCAAAAACCGCCGCCCATGCTCGACCAACTGACCCTCCAGCGGCTCCGCGACCTGCCCATAGAGCAGGTGGCGGAACGGGTGGGGCTCCACGTCGAGCGCCACAAGAGCCTCTGCCCCTTCCACGACGACCACCGCCCGAGCCTGACGTTCCACGCGCGCAGCAACACCTTCCGTTGCTTCTCCTGCGGGGCGCGGGGCGGCCCGATCGACCTCGTGATGCGGCGGCTGGGGATGTCCTTTCCCGAGGCCTGCCGATGGCTGGACGGAGGCGTGAGGATCGACCCGCTGCCCCTCTCGCGCCCGCGGCCCAGGGAGGAAGCTTACAAACCCTTCGACGCGGCCCGCTACGCCCGCTTCTTCGAGCACCCGTGGCTCAGCGACCCCGCCCGCCAGTTTCTCTTCCAGGAGCGACGGCTGGACCCAAGGGTCGTCGCCTGGTGCCGCCTCACCTCGTGGACCGACCGCCACGGCACCCATTGGCTGCAGACGCCCTACTACGACACGCAGATGCGCCTCGTGGGACTGCAAAACCGCAACCTCGACTACAGGAAAAGCGCGTCCGCGGAGGCTCAGACGGAAAATCGAACGACCTCGGGAATGGTCTCTCAGACGGACGATCGGACGAGTTCGAGAACGGCCTCCTCGTCCGAGCCCATGGCCCAGCCGCGCTTCCGGTTTCCGCAAGGGTCGCGATGCGGACTCTACAACCAGCCCGTGCTGCTACGCCTTCGCCCTGGCGAACCGCTCTGGATCACGGAGGGCTGCTCCGACTGCTGGGCCATGCTCTCCTCGGGATGCAAGGCCGTCGCCATCCCCTCGGCCACGACGCTCCACGACGCCGAGGTGCGACTGCTCCTCGACCTCCACGATCGCCTCTCCACGCCCTTCCACATGTATCCCGACGCCGATGCCCCGGGCGAGCGCCTCTTCCTGCAGCTGCGCGACCTGCTGCCGGGCCTCGTCCACCACCATCTGCCCCCGGGCTGCAAGGACTTCTCTGACTATTATCTCTCCATCACCAAAATCGCAAAGTCATCATGAACGAAACTCCCATCCGGGCCTACAGCAAACAGGAACTGGCCCAAACCTACTTCCCCGACATTGCCCCCCGGTCGGCCGTCAACCGCCTCCGCGCGTGGATCGACCGTTGCCAACCGCTGAGCCAGGCGCTCCACGAGGCGGGCTACCGCAAAACCTCCAAATGGTTCACGCCCCACGAGGTCCGCCTCATCGTCCACTACCTCGGCGACCCGTAAAACTACCGCGGAGCGCTTGCTCCGCCTCGCGCGAAATGTCTATAGACACCACGTGGACATGAAGAAAAACAACTCGAACAACTTTTACAACAATAAACAATGCTTTGGGACATTCGCCTGCCGACAATACGTGGACATAAAGAAAAACAACTCAAACAACTTTTACAACAATAAACAACTCTTTCGGTAAGCCATGAGCAGAACTGAGCTTGCTCAAGTTATGCCATGGCGAGAAAGAGTGCCATGCAATGGAACAGCTTCGTCAGGATATTGCCTCTTCGAGGCCCATGCAAACCAAGGGCTGCTGCAAAGGAAACAACTATGAACAACGCTTCGCCTTGGAAACGTTTCCTGCTGATTGTCCATGACGACGTTAGGACAAGTGAAGAAAACAATCAATACAATATTTACCTGTTCGCTTGAAATTATCCAATACGCCCTGAAGGGTAGGGTGTTCAAAAATCGAATCAAAATCTGGTATAAAAAATGGTGTTATATAGGTGTGTCTAAGTTATTAATATTTAACACTTTAATATACAAAATAGTTCGTTGTAAATTTGCATAACCCGCTGGTTTTTAGTATCTTTGTAAATAAAAACAAGAATATAAGATATGAAAGATCCAGTCAAAAATAAGGAATCAAAAGAGCTTCAAAGGCGTGTCGAAAAACTAGAGATGGAAAATAAGTCTCTAAAAAGGGACAAACGTAATCTTAAGAGAAGATTGACTACCGCTCAGAATAAGTCCAATAAGTATCGTTCCGAACTTAAAAAAAAAGAAAAGCCGAACGTAGGATTGGACAAGGAGACCTACGAACAAATGATGAGTCTATTAGACGACATCATTATTCATCCTTGATGGTTGCTTTGAGTACGGCTTTTTATACTCGTCTGTCTATAGGTTCACGTCAGATTGTTGAAATATTCAATATCCTGAATGAGTTTATGGACAATTTTTTCGGTGAAGTACCAGCTTATACGACAATTGGCTATTGGGCACAAGAGTTAGGTCTTAGTGTCTATAAGGAATCGTGTGCCCTTTTCAAGGGTAAGCGTTATGCCTTGGTAGTCGATGAAAGCATGATGATAGGCAGTGAGAAAATGCTGCTTACACTTGCTGTTGCGGCAGATAATATAGGAATGGCTATCACAGAAAAAGACATATCCATTGTAGACATATCTATCGCTAAGAGTTGGAGTGGAAAAACTATTCAGGAAGTATTGGAGAAAGTCGCAGCTAAAATTGGGCATGAGCCAGAATATGTTATCAGCGACAATGGCTCCAGTATATGTAAGGCCATTAGAGATGCTGGCTATAAACATCACCATGATATTAGTCATACTCTTGGCATGTTTCTCGAAAGAGTTTACAAGAATGATCCTGATTTTCAAGAGCTTTCAAGTAATGTTCAGATGACACGTCTTAAATATAACATGCAAGATGTTGCTTATGTACAACCTCCATCGCAACGAAGTATTGCACGTTTTATGAACATGTCAAAATGGATTGACTGGATAAGCAGGATGCAGTATGTATATCATACATTGCAGGAGGATATAAAGAGCATATATGCTTTTATTCCGCAGAATGCTTCTCTGGTTGATGAATTGGCCGAAACGATGGACTGTATAACGAAGATTGAAAAAGACATCAAAAACAACGGGTGGTCGCAAGTCTCTGTTGCTCGTTGCAAAAAACTCGTGACAGAAAGCTTGATGTTGAAGCATGAGCGACAGCGAAAAGTTGGCTCTTATATCTTGGGATATTTAGAACGTGAGCTCTCTCTCTTAAATGAAGGAGATGTACACAATGCAAGTTCAGACCCAATAGAATCAACATTTGGAATGACTAAGGCCAGAATGTCTAACGACAAACTTACCGGTGTCACCCCAATGATTCTTATAATGCCTCTGCGCATAGCTTTGGCTGACAGAAACAGGCGAGTTGATTTTGATTTTAAAGAACGTTTGGAGAAAGGAAGACATCGTCACATCAAAGAATGGACTAATG